GTTTACTGAATGCCTTTCCTGCTTCTGATATACCGAATGCACCAAGTGTCACTACGACAAATGAAGTGTAAATTGTATCAGATATTAATAGGTCTTGTCCCCAAAATGCAGTGATTAAATCACACACTCCGAACACTACCATTAAAAAGAATGAAATAAAACCGATAATTGATTTTTCATTGATATCGTTTTCATCTCTAAACAATGCACCGATAGAGAACTTCTCTTTTGGTTTTGCAGCTGCAGTTGCAATCTGCAATTCCTTAGATAACTTCTCCATCTCTTTAATTTTGTCTTGTGCTTCATCTAACTTCAAGACCATTTCTGTATACTTTGCAACGTCTATCTCGACATTACCAGTACTTACTTTCTTTTCATCACTCATAATTTGTGTCCTCTATATTATGAATCACGTAAACATAACGAAAGTTAATTGCTCTGTTGTCTAACCCTTTCTCTCTCTTCCTCTAAGTGTTGTACTAAGAGTTTAACATATATTTCTCTCTCCCATGGTATCATATCTTCCAATTCTGTTAATGAGTACTTGTGTTCCTGCATTAACTGAAAGTTAGATTGATAATAACCAAACAAACTTTCATGAGAAAGAGCTATTAAAAAAAAGAGTTTAGACCTCTTAAAATTCTCTCTTGTTGAGTTCCACATACATCACATGCAAACTCAACTCTTTCTTCTAGTGATGGTGTCTTAGTGTAAAAAGTTTCTATTTTATCTAATTGTTCCAGTGTTAAACTTTCAACAAATTCTTTTAAATCAGAATCTTTTATGTCTTTAGATTCATACACTTCGTTTTCATCAAAGATTGTATTTAAACCATACATTATTGTTGCAATCAAACGGTCTTGTGTATCTTTTATCTCTTCAACTTTAGATAGTTCAGTTATACTTGGGTAATCTAATATTACACCTAGTGTATCAGTCAACATTATTTTGTTGTCACTATCATTTTTTGTAAGTTCAACTTTAGATAAATCTATAGTCACTTCTCCACTACCTTCACAATCAGTCACTTCACAAAAGTATCTTGCTTTTGTAGTTTCTCCAACTGATTTAGTTCTTATTTGTAAAAACAAATACTCTATATCAAATAGAGAAAGTTTACTTGCATCAACTGTACCAAAAGTTGTACTATTGATTAGTTGAATAAGTGCATTTGCAATATCAACTGAATCCTCACTTTCTTTTGCAATCAAGAGATACTTCTGTTCTCTAACTAAGAAAGGTCTATATTTTACCTCTCTCCCATCACTTAAATTGCACACATATGTTGGTGCAGTTTGGATTGGTAATCCCATAATTTACTCCATATTTTATTAACCACCAAATAAACTACTAAAATCTCTCAAAGAGTTTTTTAGTCTACTTACTTGTGTATCATATTTATTGAATTTCTTCAAATATTTTTCTGCACCATCGTCACCAAATCTAGCTGCGAGTCCAAGTGCATCTTGAATACCATCAAAAAATCTTCTCCCACTATTTAGTCCTGCAGGAGATACTTTATTTTTACCATTGTATACGTTATGTGATTGCGATAAACTTCCTACTGCATTTCCTTGACTGTACTTTGTTGTAAAATGTTGAAACGCAATTGTGACTGTAAACAATAACATGTCAGAACTATCCATAGATAAAGACTGTTGATTAATTGAAACTGGGAATGCATTATGTAATGTATTTTCTATTGTAATACTTGCCTTACCACCGCTTCTTTTTGCATCTCTTCTTAAATGTCTTACTAGAACAGTTCCTGCATATTCTTTAGGATATTTAAATATTGGTTGAGAAGAATACTCTATGTCATTTGACGAATCTGTAAGTGTAGTGTCTGTACTTGTAATATCGTCCATCCAAAATTGTAGTATTCTTCTATCTAAAAAATCTGTATCACAATAGAATGATATTTCCATTTGGTGTAAGTCATTTACAGAACCAGTTGGCATCATCCTAGTTTTACCCATTGGAGAATATCCGTCAACGTCAATTGTTCTAGATGGTAGTGATGCATTTCTACATCTTACACCTTCCAATTTAACTAATGATAGGGGGTGGAAGAAATCCACCTCAAACTGATTAGACATTGCAGGAGCATTAAGATTTGCAATTAGTTTATCTACTGAAAAATTATTTCTACGTCCTTCAGCAACATTATCTGCAAGTTCCTTTCTCCACTCCTCATCATTCCAAGGTTCACTTCCAGTGTCTTTGGAATTTTGTAGATAATTATCAATAGTTGGAATTGATATATCTTTCTTTGCATCTATACTAGTAAGAAGTGCTTGAGTTTTTGTTGAAAGTGAAAAATCGGGTATATCGGTCATGTTAATAACTCTCTACTTTTAGTCTACTATCTCTGTAGACGGTATTTGCATTTGTTTTATTTGTAAAATTATATGTTGGAAGTAAACTTATTACATCCCAATCATCATATGGAACTTCTTTTATACTACTTTGTATTTCAGTAGTTAAGTATCTTTTGATACATGGTCTAGCCCATTTTAATCTAGACGATTTCTTAATTAGTTGATAACTCATTTGTATTCTAGTATCAACATTATCTTGTCCATCATAGTCTCTTGCATATCTCAACAACTCAGACAATAATTCGACTCTTCTCATAGGGTGAATATAGTGTAAATTCAAACCATAGAATCCATCTCTTGTAAACTGAAATGGAATTACTAATGGAAACCTATCATAGTAGGGTAAAATATCTTTCCATTTTGCAACATACTGAAACATGAACATACCACCTATAAGTGGTTTTGGTTTGTTTGAGTAAGAGTCTTCTATAAGTCCTCTTTGTCTATCAGAAACCGTCATGGAACCTATTGCACGTCTAAACCAATTCAATGACTCCTTTGTATTTCTTTCAATCTCTTCAGGAGACATTTGAGAAAAACGTGTGACAAGATTAACCATAATACTATTTATATTATGTTAGGTGGTCTTCAGTCAATATTCTGAATTTTAATCTCCTATCTTTACAGAACTCTTCTGCGGCTCTAAACTTTGCTTGGTTTATCATGTATGTTTGTACTTCACCAAGATATCTTTTAGTTCTTCTTTTTGGTTCTTTGGGGGGTTTGAGTTGTTTCTTTGGTTTGACTTCAATTACTTCTCTTACCGTTTGTCCTTTACCGTTGACATACTTGATATAAAAGTCAGGGAAGTATCTATGTGGTTTTTTATCGAGTGGAGATATGTAAGGTATGATAAGTTCTTCAGAACCCCATTCAATAATGTTGGGGTTATTATCACAATAGACCATAAATCTTCTTTCCCATAATGAACGGTAAAAGATTTTGGTTGGGTCTCCTTTGTATTTTTTATAGTTCTTCGGTTTGAACTTACCACTGTATGACATAAATAGATAATAAATAAGTAATTTAAAGGTATTTATACATGTCATCTGTAAACAAATTATTATCAAAAATCAATCAAGCAACAACTGCAATCAAATCTGTAAAAGGAATCTCAAGTAAGATTTTTGGAACAAGATATCAATCAGACGTAAGTAAGTTTGAAGAAGATTCTTTAGAATACCAAACTAATCTTGCAACAAGAGCTAAGGCACTTAAAGAAAGTAGTTCAAATTCATCTGCATTATCTAGACAAGAATCTAAGAGAACTCCCCAAACGTTTGAAAATAAAGAATTAATCTATCCTGTAGATTATACAGTTGAAAACTATGTTCATTTTACTATTAACCCTAGAAATAATAGAAGAAATTCTTCAGACGACTCACTTGTGACTACACACATTTACATATATGCACCAAATATACAAGATAATGCGCCAGGTGTTAGTTATAAAAACTTAGAATATGGAAACGTTGCAAGAGGATTGATGCAAGCCGAAAAAAGGATGGGAGATGCAATTGGTGCTGAGTTTGACGAACAAATTTCAAAAGCGATGAATAAACTTTTTTTGAATACTAGAGACTTTCAAAAAGATAGAGCATTTAATCCTCAATTAGAAATTATGTTTGATGGTATGTCATTTAGAACTTTTGATATGCAATTTCAATTTAGACCAAATAGTCAAAAAGAAGCAGATAAAGTTAGAGAAATAATATACAGACTTAAGAGTTCAATGTTGCCTAATACATTTTTACTTGACGACTCTGAAAAAGAAGTTAACCCAGCATCCACAACTAATTCGGCAGAGGAATTCACTCAAAACTATTTTAATATTCCTAATTTATTTGAAATTGAGTATGTCGGCCCTATCGCAGACAAGGTAGACGGTTTTTTACCTGCATTTTTAACTGCATGTAATGTCACATATAATGGTGGTGGTAAAATGGAAACATTTGTAGATGGTACACCTTTGATAATAGACATGACACTAAGTTTCCAAGAAAATGTAATTATGTCTCAACAAATATATGAAACAAGGGTATCTGCATTTACTAAATCATCTAATAAATCCGTAGAAGGAGAAAGTGCAGAAGGTGGAGAAAGTAGAGATGGAGAAGTTCCAGTAGTGACATTACCATCGGCTCTACCATCAGGAAATCGTGGTGGTTTCAGTGGTAATATACCGTTTGGTGGAGGGTAAAAATGGCAAATAAACTATTTGAAAATTTTCCTACTATTCCATATAGATTATCAAATGGTAGGTTAGTCACGATAAAAGACTTCTTCAGAAAGGCAAGAATATCATCTTTCAATATGTCTAAAGTTGTTGATTATGAATATTATGAATTATCGGAAGGTGATAGACCTGATGTAGTTGCATCTAAACTTTATGGAGATGGTGATTTGCATTGGGTTCTTTTCTTAGTAAATGATATAGAAAATTATTATGATTGGTTCATGAGTTCAGAGTCATTTGAACAACATATAGATTCGTATTACAAAGGACAATACTTAACATTTGCAACAACTCAAGATGTGGTGCAATATCCAAATTACGATAGTCAGGGAAATTTACTTAATACAAGAAAATATATATTAGGTGAAAAAGTCACAACTGCAAAAGGAACAGGACACATTTTAGAAGTTGACCCATTAAATAAAAGAGTTAGAGTTGAAAGAAGTTTATGGGAAGCAGGAGAAACACTTGTAGGTAAAACTAAATCTTCTCAAATAGTAAGTGTCATAGAACCTAGAGATGTAATAGTACACTATGTAAATTCAGAGGGTATCAAAACTAATGTACCAACCAGTGGATTCAGTAGTGTATCATTGTGGCAAAACGAGTTCAACAAAAACGAAGAAAAAAGAAAAATTAAAATTGTAAAACCAAGTTCAATATCAAGAGTCATTACAGAATTTGAAAGACTAATGTCAATTTAACATGAAAATATCAAACCATCAAGAATATGGTAAGGTCGTACTAGAAGAAGTTTCGATTCAATACCAAAATCAAGAAGACGATAAAATAGATATTCAACTTCTTGTAAGTAGTATATCATTATACGAAAGTATATACAGTAAACACACTACTGGAAAAATGTTAGTAATTGATGGAAGACATTTAATTAAGAACCTATCTTTAACTGGTCAAGAACTTCTTACTATAAGATATAGATTACCATATAAAACAGAAAGTGGTAAAGAGGAAGTAATAGAAAGAAAGTTTAGAATTTATAAAATAACAAACGTTTTAAAACAAGAGGAATCTGATATCTTACAGGGATACAACGTATTCTTTTGTGAACCTAACGCATTTAGAACTAAAGAAGAAAGAATAAGTAAAACTCTTAGAGGTTCACATAAACAAATGATTGAATCTCTATTTACAGATTTAGAAATATCTGAAGATGTGCAAAACATAGAAGAGACTGAAGGTGAAAAACATCAGTTCATAGTTCCTAATTGGTCTATAAACAGAACACTTGATTGGGTGGTAAATAATTCAAATCCCGTAAAGAAGAATAGTTATAAAAACTCCATGTTCTTATATCAAACTTTAGATGGTCAATATCACCTCAAGTCTATGGATTCTATGTTAGAAGAAACATATCCATATATCTTTTCGCATAGGATTAAACAAAATAATACTCAAATATCTGAAGAAGAAAAGAACAGAACAATTTTACAAACATCAAAGCCTCAAGAATTTGATACACTACATGGTACCTCTACTGGTACATATTCTTCGATGTTAAAGGTATATGACCCCATTAGAAAGATAGAAGAAATAAATGTCTATGATATCAAAGATACCACATATAGAAGGAATGAGGTAAGTAAAAACACTGCAAACTCAGAAATGCAGGGTTCTGTAATTAAACCTCTTGTCTCTTCAGAAGAAGATACAGGTCGTTATGGAGAAAAACCTTTTGCAGAAAGAAAATTTAATACAACTATTTTAAACGATTATACAACAACTCATGCATTTGATAATGCAAAAAAATTATCAGATACTGAAGTTTTTGAAGGTATAAAAAATATTGATAACAGTCGTTTAGAAAGACACTCATTAATGGGTATACTTCAACAAAATCGTATAGAGGTAATAGTTCCATTACAAACAGAAGTTCAAGTTGGTCAAAAGATAAAACTAGGTTTACCTTTAGGACAAGCTGTATTTGAAGAATCTCCAAAAGTACAAGAAGATACAACTTATTTAATTATTTCTCTTGCAACACATATAAATGCAACTAATATGGTGGGAACCACAAATATAGAATGTTCAAAAGAAAGTAGAGTAATTAGTGGAAGTGTAAATACTGCAGAATTATTAGAAGAGATGAAAACATTATGATGCATTATTACGGAATAGTTGAAGATAGAAATGACCCTCTTGAAATAGGAAGAGTGAGAGTTCGTGTCTATGGTTTACATACAGAAAACAAATCATTAATTGCAACACCCGACCTCCCATGGTCTCAAGTAATTCTTCCAACAACTTCTGCAGGACTTTCAGGATTCGGAACACAACATGGTTTAGTTGAAGGGTCTACAGTTGTAGGATTCTTTAGAGACGAAACCGATATGCAAGACTTTATTGTCTTAGGGTCAGTTGCAGGTATTCCTGCAGATGGGTATTTAGAAGATGAAAAAGACAAACTTAAAAAGAGAACACCCGATGAAGGTTTTAGTGACCCGAGACGTTTAACAAAAAGTGCATATACATCAACACCTGATGGTGCGAATCCACCTGAAACTAAAAGACCTTTTGGATTAGAACATGGTTTAGACACTGCACCCATAAAACCCGAGAAGGTAGAAATTAAATATGACGGTAAAGGTTCTACTATCACAAATCCAACACTCACTGAAAAGGATTTACCTCATTATCCTCTCTATGTTGACGAATCAGATATATCAAAGTATGCAAGAGGTGAAGAGGATTACACTTCGAGAGACACTAGTAGTGCAAACGGTATCAAGTCAAACGCAAAACCAGTTTATCCGTACAACAAAGTTTTAGAATCTGAATCAGGTCACATAATAGAAATTGATGACACTAGAGATGCAGAAAGAATTGCAGTTGAACATAGGTCAGGAACATTTACAGAAATTCATCCTGATGGTTCTCAAGTAAGTAGAATTGTAAACGATAGATATACTATAGTATGTAAGGACGATGAAGTTTATATTGGTGGAAAGGTCAATGTAAAAATACTTGGAGATGCAAAAATAGATGTTGGTGGAGATGCAACAATGGACGTGACTGGTAAAATGGATATTACATCTATAAAAGATATGACAATGACTGCACCTACTATTGCAATGTATGGTAATGTAATAAAACTTAATTCATAATGGCAGGATTTACAGTACAAACTCCAACTGCATTTGGGTGTCCACCCGATACTATCTTTTCTTTACCAACAAAAGAAGAATTAGTAAATGCATTTAATAAGATTGCACAAATTCCAAGTAAACTTAGAGTATATCTTGTACAACATGCAAAAGAACTTGCACAAGATGTAATTGATGAGATAAATGCAGTAATTAAAAAAATTGAAGACTTTATAGACAAAGTTCAAAAACTTCTCAGTCCTTATTGGAGTGCAGGAAAGATACGAGAATGGCAAAAAGAAGCCGCAGATGCATTTGAAGAAATCATAAAAGAGTTTCACACTTACATACCAACAAAGATTGCAGAACTCATAATGAAATTAGTTCCGATAGATTTGATATTTAAGTTTGGTGGTCTTGCAATTAACATTATTAGAATCTTTGACCCAACATATCAATCAGAAATAAGAGCTCAAATTGCAGAAAAGATTGATTTCTTTTTTAATCTAGTTCCAAATAAAATTAAAGGTTGGAATGCAGAGTTTGGTATCTTATGTAATGAGTGGAAGGCGAAATTAACTTGGTCATATATCAAAACAGAAATATCTAAGTATCTAAACAATACACTTCATGCAGTGTTTGGAAAACTGATTGATATTTTTGACGAGATATGGGACTTACTGGGTTTACCAAGTCTTATAGGTTTATTAACTATGCCTGATATTGCAACACTTATCAAC